TCCAACGTGCATGGCCTTGCCGACCCGCACATGCTCCATAAATTCGTTAACGGCTTTTACCAGTGTACCAGCTTCGATAACGTCACCCTGACGATCAATAACTGCCTCACCTTTTTCTGTAACTACTGAAGCCCAGCCGTAGACCATACGTTGTTCGTCGTCGGTCTTAAGGATTTTACCTTCTATGTTCTTTGTCATTTCACCTACCGATGTGTTAGCTTCCCACATACGACACGACCAATAACCAGCCGTTGTCTTATCTTTCTTTGTGTCGCATGAATGGCGGGAGCGGAAATTGGCACGGGCTTTGGGGTCGTCCCTACGGATTTCCATATTAGGATCACCGAAAGTAACTCGTTTGACCTTACCCCCGTCTTGAACGAATACTTCAAACTTCTTGTTACCGCCTTGGATACGTCTTGGCTTATTTAAGGTAACTTTCTCACCTTGGTATTCAGCCTTGGCTATGGCAAGAGGGTCATGCTCATATAAGTGTCTAGTCCAAGTTGTCATTATGACAATTCCGGTTTTATATTAACTTGCATGTAACCAACATTAGGGAATGATTCAACTTTCCCGTCAGCGTAAGTTACCTCAAATTCTGCTAGATAGACACCAGCTACAGAGGTATCTCCCGACTGCCATATGTATTGAACAGTACCTTCGGAGGGATCAAAAATCTCAGCCGCACCCTGAATAACATTCTCACCAGAAGACTTTTGCATACGGAAGTTTACAGTAGCCGCACTCAAATTAAGGAGGGCGTTTCCAGCACCCCTTAGCTTTGCCCGTATGATTGGGCTGGAGTCATTTTGCTTGATATAGAAATCTAAAGACATTATTGCACCGTGTTTCTTCCATCAGTAGTTAGCGACAACAGATTTAAGCTGGGTTCGAGTATTACTGTATTTTCACTATTGCCCATCCCAGCATTTCGGCTGAAAATCATTTCAACTTCGTCAATATCTGGTTGCCCAGAGTAAACATCTGGTACAGAGAAGCTCTCTGCTTCAGACATTGTACATTCACCAACGTCAGGTGCGCCAGTGTAGTTATCAGGAACACCAATCGCATAGAAGGCAACGACAGAAGCTGCATCTATTACCGGGACACCTGTAGTTATGTCAGTTACTGTAATCTCTAGGTTCTGAGAGAATACAGCGTCATCAACTTGTGGAGCTTCAGTGGAAACTGAAAGGGCCAAGATGTCATGGTTCTGCGTAATAAGAGCCGTGAATACTAATGGAGCGCCTGTATTGACATCATCCCCATCAATAACGTGATCTTGGCTAATACCAGAGGTATCAACAGCAACAGACCCTGAGCTTATTGGAGAGGTTGTGAAGATGTGTTCTTCATCAATGTCAGTTGAATTGACCCTTGGGTTGCCCGTCAGGACATCATTACCGGCAATAAAGTGATGTTGCTCAAGAGCGCCTTGCTCAACTTCTACCGCGCTGGTGACAACATCTTCGACTGAGAAGGTTTCATCCTCAGCCATATTGGCTGTTTCAACGAATGAAGCACCAGTTGTAATCCCGTTTGCAAGAAGTATGTGGATTTCTTGATATACGGCTTGCTCAACACTTGGAGTGCCAGTTGCAAGATCGTCGCTGGTAAAGTCATAAACCACACTGGCCGATGTTTCATCGACAACAGGCACTCCTGTTTCAACATCATTCGTAGATAACAGTTGACCTGAGAAGATCACAGAAGTTTGAACCGTAGGTGCTGCTGTCAGTACCGGGTCAGCTTCCAGATCGTAAAGTATGGCAGCATCTGCATCGTCAACAGAAACAGAGCCTGTATTGACATCAGCAGTTGTAAAGTCGTGCAGGACTAGCGGATCAATAACATCTACTGATGGTGCGCCAGTCTCAACATCCCCAGTGGAAAGGATACAAAGTTGCTCAAGTCCAAGAGAAGGAACAGTCGGCGCTTGAGTGTAGATGCTGGCCGTTGTGAAGGTCTCATACTCAGCCATGTTTGCTGTAGGAACATCAGCGGCGAGGGTAGTTACATCATTGCCATCGGTAACGTGAAGTTGAGTTATCCCTGTTGCGTCAACATCAGGAGCTTGGGAATAAAGGTCTTGCTCACCTAGAACATGGTTGACGACCATTGATGTGGCATCAACAACCACCGCACCAGTATCAAACCCATCAGCAATAATGCGATTGATGTAATCAAGGGTTGGGACTACTGGAGCCTCAGTTTCAACATCATTTGTATCTGCTACAATGTTTATGACTGCGGAGGCATCATCAACAACTGGCGCTGACCCTGTAAGGTCGCTTTGAGGCTCAAACTCATGCTCAGTAATCATCTGAACGTCAGGGACTACTGGCGCTCCAGTTACAGGCGCGGAAATAATCTGTGTTACTTGAGAAGGGCGATCAATAAAACCGTTGTCAAAGAATTTAATTTTAATTGCAGAATTCGGGCGAATTGAGTCCCCGACTGAGTAATTAGTTTCAGCAACTCTATAAAGAACAGCTCTATCTTCAAGGATAGATTTCAAGGTAAAGTTATTTGCACTAGAAAGCGAATTTTCCCTAGCGGGAGATATAGAGATAGCTTCTCGCTTGCTGGAGCTTTGGTCATACTCCCAATACCATTCTGATTTCAAATAGCCGGGATTTTGGGGGTCTGGAACTCTATCCTCAAAAACCCTAAGCTCTGACGGATCAACAGTAGACGTTCTTAATCCAACACTGCTAGAAGTTGGGTAATTCGTTCCGTGATATTCAAAAGACCCAATAGTGACATTAAATGGAGACGTGCCCTTCTGTAAAGTAACCTTTTTCCTTTTGGGAGAAAGACTATTTGTTCCCGGCCCTACATAGTCCAAAAGAATATATACATAAAAGGAAATCTCAGATGAGGTCTCCGTTATGTCTTTGATTACAAAATTGGATGGGTATTCATTAACATTAGTATCAAGATAAATATTATATGTTGTTCTAGGTATCGGATTGCTGTAATCAAACCCACCATCGTAATAATCTAACTCAACATAACCAGCATTCATCCTTGGTGCGGGATCAATTTCCTGCAAACTAGAAGACCCGACAACTACTACACCAGTAAATACGTTTGATGTGTTGAAGGTTTCGTCTTCAGCCATGTTGGCTGTATCAACAACCACACTGCCAGCAACGGCGTCAGGTGCAGAAACATCGTGATCTTGACTTAACGAAGAGGTATCAACCGATGGCGCAGAAGTGGTTACACCTACAGCGGAAAGAACAGACGAAACTGTCATTCCCAAGGAGTCAACAACAGGGCTTCCTGTGGTGACATCATCGGCAGATAGAGACTCAACTTGTGTAATTGCGGCTGTATCTACCGATGCAGGGGCGGTGAAGATACTGCTAGTGGTGAATGTCTCATATTCAGCCATATTGGCGGTTGGAATATCGACTGCACCTGTGGCCAAATCATTGGTTGTAACAACATGATTTTGACTTACAGCAGCACCACCAACGGACGGTGGCCCTGTGTAAAGGTTAGCAACCGCAAGAACCTTGTTCAAGGATGCAACTGCATCAGCGATGTCTGGGTTGCCCGTCAGGATGTCACTGGTAACGAGAACGTGCTCAACGTCCATAACAACGCTGTCAGCTACAGGAGCTTGTGTCTCAACAGACGCAGCGCCCATGACTTGTGTTTGGCTAAAGCTGACTTGATCGACGCTAGGGGCAGACGTAGTAATATCGGACGTTGACAGTGCAACAACACCACCAGCGTCTTCCTCAACAATATCACCCCCGAGTGGGGCCGAAGCTAATGGGTTAAAGCCAAGCACTGATTAGTTGCCCCGTAGGTCAAGCCAATCGCTTACGCGAGTAGCCACTTGCGCATCGGTTAGATCATTTCCCTCTTCATCAGTCATAGGCCGGTCAGCGTGAAGACCTTGCACATATGTTGTTAGCTCCGCGAGAGTGTAAGTCTCAACGGTATCTGGAACGTAATACTTACGGGCGTTCAGGTCAGGCGACCAGCCAATGTATTCATGGGTGACAGGGTTATAAAAGTAACCGCCATCTTCGATCCACTCTGGAGCCTTCATGGACTTGCCACGACCCGTGCGGTGCATCTTGTATTTGATAATCATTTATTGTCTCCTCTGGAAGAACTATTAGGCAGAGCCTGATGTGTACTGATAAATTGTATCGTTACTAAATTGCAATATATACATCTTTGTTCCATCCTCCGAAAAGTGCAGACCTTGTGCGGAGTCAGCTTGAGTTGCATGAGAATAACTAGACGTTAGACTCGCGTTGGTTAAGTCTGAAGCAGTAGACATGACTATTTCTACTACAGTATCTGCAGCCGAATCAGAAAGGTAAATGTGAGTTTCTGCGCGGTTCACATAAATATCTGTAACACTCTGAAATAGTGAGGCTGAACCAAAAGAAACATTATTATATGAAAGGGTTGAAATATCAAAAGCTGTTGAGAGGCTATATTGATAAACTTTATCACCGTTATAATCTGGCATATAAACTTTCGTTCCATCTATATTAAACATTAAACCCAATGGCCCAGTGTTTGCACTGTTAATAGTGCTGAGAAGTAAAGACTTATTGTCATATGAAGCAGATGTGACATCCCAAGCGGTACTTAAAGTGTAAGAAAAAAGAGTGCCCCCATTCTGCATTATAAACATTTTTGTGCCGTCATACGAAAAGTCTATACCGTGTGGCGTAGTTGATTGACCTGAAACACCGAAGTTTTGAACGTAACTAGCTGTACTCAAATCCCAAGCTGTTGATAGGTCTAAACGATAAACTCTGTCATCGTCATTCCCAATAACGTACATCTTTGTCCCGTCTACACTAAGGCGAAATGATCTAGGGTACTGCTCATTAAATGTGCCAGTACTTATACTATCATAAGAAATAGAAGACGTATCAACATACCAAGGAAAAGGATTTGATATTCCAATAGCCTTAAACTTACTATTCAAATACTGGTACAGTAGCTCGTTAGTGCTATCCCACCAGAAGTCACCTGTGGACGGTGAAGCTGGCTCAGTGGCGCTGGAGGTGTAACCTTGCAGGATGCTCTTGCCGCCAATGTTAAAAGCCCCATTGGGGAAGTCTACAGCGGAACCATTGTTAGCGATACTATTAACTTTGAGAGTGCTCATGAGTTATAATCCTGTGCTGTATTGGTAGACATTGTCACTAGCGTTATCAATTATATACATCTTAGTTCCATCAGTGTTGAATTCTATACCTGAAGGGGCGCTAACTGAGGTTAGTACAACAGAGACGCTATCGTAGGAAGCCGTGCTTAGGTCAAAACCTGTTGATAAACTGTATTGGTGGACACGGTCGCTGGAGCTGCCAACCATATACATTTTAGTGCCGTCAGTGTTGAACGATATGTCGAAAGGGCTAGTATCTTGAGAACTTACACTTAAAGTAACACTGTCGTATGAGGCTGTGCTCAAGTCAAAGCCTGTTGATAAACTATATTGATATACACTATCTCCGTTAATACCAATCATATACATCTTAGTTCCATCAGTGTTGAATTGCACACTTACAGGGCTAGCATCTTGAGCACTTACACTTAAGGTAACACTGGAGTAGGAAGCGGTGCTTAGGTCAAAAGCTGTAGATAAACTGTATTGGTAGACTCCCTTGTTGGCCAAGCCAACCATATACATCTTAGTTCCATCAACGCTGAATTGTAGACCATAAGGAACAGTATCTTGAGAACTTACATAGATGCTAACGCTATCATAGCTTGCGGTGCTCATATCAAAAGCTGTTGAGAGCGAATACTGATGGACTGAGTCGCTGGAGGTGCCAACCATATACATTTTAGTGCCGTCAGTGTTGAACGCTATACCTGAAGGGCCACCCTCTTGAGCACTTACACTGAATGACACACTATCATAAGTCACATTGGACAAGTCTACAGTCCAGCTTACAGCACCGCCAGCACCAATCACACGCACCCAAGCGTCTCCGATCAAAATGTCATAGGTGTCATTAGCAGTGTCGTAGAAAGTATCCCCATTGCTGGATGTCTCTGCGTCAGGCTGCGTCGCGCCCTCTGTACGAGTAGGGGCAAGCAAACCGCTGTCTGTGCCAGAGATTTTCAAACCTTGGCTGAAGTTAGGGCTACCTGTGCCAGCACGGTCAGTGATCTTTGTCGTTAGAAGTTCACTCATGGGTTATAATCCTGTGCTATATTGGTGTATTGCGTCAGTATTGTCAGCAGATAAGTACATCTTACTGCCATCAGCGTTGAAGGCTATGCCACCAGAACCGTTTTGTTGAGTAAGAACCGCGGTGTTAATACTGTCATAAGAAGCACTAGTCACGTCCCAAGCAGTAGATAAAGTATAACTAATTACACCTGTTTGAGACTGAATAAGCATCTGCGTCCCTTCAGGGTTAAAACAAATGCCCCGTGGAACGAGAGTCTGACTTGAAACACTGAAGTTTTGAAGGTAACTAGCTGTACTCAAATCCCAAGCTGTTGATAGGGTGTGCTCCCTAACATCATCTGCAGAAACATCAACAATATAAAGTTTTGTGCCTTCAGCACCAAAAAATAAACCTTGAGCCGATCCACCGCCACCGTGAGCATAGTTAACACTATTATAAGAAGCTGTGCTTAAATCCCAAGCAGTAGATAAATTTATTTCGTATGTTCTATCGGATATGTACCCTAAAAAGTACATTTTTGTACCATCAGTGCTAAACCTTACCCCAGTAAGAGCCCCTTCGCCCTGACCGCCAAACGAAACACTGTCGTAACTAGCTGTGCTTAAATCAAACGCCGTTGATAGAGTGTATTGAAAAGTGCTGTCATTTATATACCCATTAATATACATTTTAGTACCATCAGCGCTAAACTCTGGCCCCCCATAGAGACCAGTCTCCTGACTAGCTACACTAAAGCTAACACTATCATAACTTACATTAGACAGGTCTACAGTCCAATTTGAAGCACCAGCAGCAGCACCAAGCTCAACTTCCTTAAACTCACCAGCAATATAAACCATGACCTTATCGTTGGCTGTGTCTTTCCAGATAGCTCCGTTCTTGGGGCTTGCTGGCTCAGTTCCAGTCTCGTAATACTCAGCAGTATTAAGAGTGCTCAGAGCCGCTCCAGCAACGGTCAAACCTGACGTAAAGTCAGCAGCAGCCGTACCAGCGGCATCAACAACATTATCAACTTTGATCTGGGTCATATTGTAATATACCTTCCGCCAGAAGCGACAGTTACGGTTACACCATTGGCGATTTCAACAGGGCCAACACTGAGCGCGCTCTCAGTAGCACTGACAGTTGTATCAACGCTTATAACCCGACTTGATACTTTGATTGGGGAACTGAAGTCCTCAGAAGTAGCTGTAACGTAAACTTCAGCAGCACCCGCCAGCGTAATCGCTGCGTCTGAGTTACTGCTTTCTAGTACGTTCCGGGTTAGGGTTGTCCCGGTGGCTGTATAGACGCCCGTTCCAATTTCCCAGTTGTTACCCTCTTCGATGACGTACCTGACAGTCGCCCCGTCAGATACGCCAGAGTTAGCGAAAGATTGGTATCCTGCAACCGCTGAACCTAAAGTTACAGTTCCAGTGCCAGTTGTGGCTGTGGACATTTTCGCACGGTTTACAAGAGTTACCATAATCTTCCCTCATCCTCTAAAAGTATTCTAAACTCAGCTTATGCTGGATCAGGGATACCGATCTTGAATGAAGCGAGAGAGAATGTGTTTCCGCTTGTTACCGACTGGGATGCAGTCAAAGCACCTGTAACCAGAACGCGGGAGTTGGAAGTGTCAACCAACGCATAGTGAGTAGCCGTTCCAGTTCCAGTGATGCTGCCATCAGTGATAGCTGCGACTGTTACTTCACGACCGCCACCAGAACGGTCAGCAGGAGCACCAATGGAAAGCGATGTGCTATTCCCAAGTGTGCTAGTGGATGTAGCGTCAGCGTAGCTTGTCGCTTCCTGAGATGTAACGTGGATTACGTTTGCTTCTGTGTCCAGAACGGTTAGTCCGTTGTCAAAGACCCGATTGTCAAGAGTAGCCATAATTAAGATTCCTGTGTGTTTTGGTTTGTTTGTTGTTGACCCACTTCGGGGTCATACTCTAAGTCTGCAATATCCATAAGGTCTTTAACAACCTCTGGATGGGAGGATACGTCGATATTAGCTCCATTAAGATTACGCAAGAACGCGGCAACTTCACGGAGATCGTGCGGGGCGACATCACCAGCTTCGATAGTTGGCATCAGGTCATAGTTCAGACCGTTCAACTGCCAGAGGCGCTCGACCAACTGTTTGTTGAGAACGTCCACGATTGCTTGGATGTAACTCTCAAGCGCACGGAGGAACAGGTCTGTCTTCGACTTGGAGAGGGCATAAGAACCCCCAGAGGAACCAAGCAGAAGAAACTCAGAAAGTACAGAACGAGCAATGTCATGCTGGTAACGACTGACGATTGGGTTGATGTCAATGTTGCGTTTACCATTAGATGCCATAAGCTCAATGTCAACTAATCTAGTGGAGGAAGGGGCTCCATCTTTATCGGGGTAGGTGTCGGATGGCAGTATAATGTAACCTTGCTCGTTGAACTTAACGTCTCGTAAGATTTGCTGCAAGTTGTGTACAAATCCTGATTGAGCAGAAGAAGCGTCCCCAGAAAGATACTCAGCGGGAATACGAGCGACAGGAATACCCGCCAGTTCTCGTTCAACCGCAATGGCCTCAATAGCCTGTAAGTTGTTAAGGTACTCGTAAGAAGTATAAGCGTTACGAAGAATACTACGGCCACTTGGATCACCATTTATTGAGGTAGTGCGGTAATACAAGGACTTATTAAGTGGGATGTAGTTTCTGCTTGCCATAAGCCCGACTGACTGCTCAATACCTAGAACATCACCAGTCTTTTGATCTACGTCAAACTTATTTATAGTCCAAGGCGCACGGGCTGCAATCTTACGCACACCAATACGTCCATCTGTGTATTTAGAGTGTTTCTTATCAGAACGCTCAGTTGGGCCAACACGCCGCTTGTAGATAACCTCGAACCAACCGAAGCCATACGACAGAAACGACAAGGCTTCTGCAATGTGGTCATCTAGTGTGTGATCCATGTCATCAAGAACGCTCTTAACGAAGTCAGCTTCCGCTTTAGCTGCATCACTCTCGTCAACAGGTTTAACATGAAGGTCAACATCACGAAGGATTTGCTCAACAGAATACATAACAGCGCCAACGGTACTATCATTGTCACGCATCTCACGGTACTTGCGAATGGCTTTCTTGCCACGCAGTTCAGGGAGAAACTCATCAGCACGGATTTGACCGTTATGTGTGTTATCGCCAGCTACACCAAGAGTGGATTTAGCTTTGGCCTCTGAGAGCTTCTTAACCATGAGGTAGGTTCCATTATTATTTCTGTGAAAGTCCCTTGGCACTTGAGTAAGCGAGGGTCAGTTTGGGTTTCGCATATCCGTTAAGTGAGAGGTCTGTAATTGCCCATACACAGGCATCAAGTCTATCTGGGGAGCCAATCGACCCTAGTGGTTCCCATGTTCTCATTTGTGTCTCTAGTTCGTTTAGCGAAGCCCCATCAGGGGGATTAGCCACATGCTTTACTAAACCACGCTCGTACAGTGCCGATACAGGTTCAGCCCTAGCGAACTTACCACGAGATGCTCTAACAGCCTTATAGGGTACTGTAGGGTCTTCTCCGTGGATCGTCTGTTTAACCATATCACCACCTTGGTTAACCTCCGCTACAATACGGTCAGCTTGGTACTGGTAATACAGTTGAATAGCTTTGGATGCCCAACCCTGTGGTGATAACCTATCGGTATAATCTCCAAGGACATAAGCAATACCGTTAATGTCAATACCTGCGACAATAATACCCGTCATGTCACTCTCAGCGTTAGAGGTAACAGCGGGATCAAGTGCAACGACAATACGGGAAAGGTCTGGGACTGCCTCATGTTTAACTGAACAGTCATCTAGCATAGCTGTAGTCCACAAGGCTCCTTGAGCTTCTTCTAGGACTTCTGCGTAAAGCTCTTGTCTACCTAGTCTAGTCCCTTCGTACTGCTCTTTAACGGCAGTGAGGTATGTGTTAGCTAGGTTAGCTGAGTTATCAAAGGTACTACCAGTGGTAACTACAGTCTTAGGGTCTTTGAGTATCTGACGAATAAGTTTGGTTGGCTTAGGTGTGGTCGTAACCATGATCCTTGGGTGTTTACCCAGACGCATACAAAACTGTAGCATCTGCCAAGTGTCCATGTCCTTGTTCCAAGCAGCAGTCTCATCACACCATGCTAACTCAAACTGTGGGCCACGGAGACGCTCAGGTTCCTCAGCGGAGAAGAACTGTACTTGCGCTCCATTCTCCCATGTAAGTGTACGCTTAGTTGGAGACCACTCAGGAAACCCCATCTTCTTACCTGCGTAGGTCTTGTCACCCTTCCAGCATACCGATAGGAAACCAGATTCACCCTTGACCATAACCCGTTCAATATCTGAGTTAGTGGAAGCTACAGCAGCTATACGCTTAACACCACGCTTAACATTATCTCTAACCCACTCAACGCCTGACCTAGTTTTACCAAATCCACGACCAGCGTTAATGAACCAAGTGTTCCAATCGTCATTGATAGGCTCCAGTTGGTTGTCTCTAGCCCAGAACATCCAGTCATGCTTGAGTTCTTCGGTCTTCTGTGGCCCTAGTTGCTCGAAGATGTCCTTGACTTTACTCTGAGGTAATCCTCTAAGAGCATCGGCAGTTATCTTCCTCACAGGCACAGGTTGTTTCTTCTTCTTCGGGGGCATTTTCGTTGTATCCAAGTAACGACATAAGTGTGTCAACAGCACTTTCGTCTAGGTCAGGGTCAGTCTCTTGTTCAACTTCGATGTTAGTCTGAGTTGGACTCCAGCCACCCTTAGATCGTAGGAACAACTCTTGTGATTTAAAGTCACCATCTAGTGCTTGGTCTATGACCTTCTTACCGACAGCACCGTTGATCTTCGCTCGTTCCATCTCAATGAACGACCCATAGATTTTGTACATAGTAGATAAAGACTTTGGTGCATCCTGTAGGTGCTGCATTGAGGCAATCATTTGACGGATACCAATGCCACCTTGGATACATTCCAAGATGTGCTTCTCTACTAACTTACTGTAGGGTAATGCTGCGATCATAACGATAGTCTCCGCCCTACGGGCTATTAACGACAAGATTAAGGGTAACTTAAGTGGGTAGTCGATATTCCTCACTAGCCCATCGGCAAGAACTCTGTAACTATAGTTATAACTTGAAGACACACTTCTTGGTTTGGCTAGTAGGGAATAAGAGATAGTGGTAACTATAGTTATAACTTATGTTCTATGACCTAGTAGTATAAATCGTAGTGATGATAATTTATGTGATAACTTAAGTTACTCTCTCAATATACTATAGTGACCCTTTTCAGAATTTTATACATACTTTTTTCAACTATTTTATAAGCGGCTGTTTTACAACGAAAGAAAGTTTCATTGGTTTTGTCGTTTTTCCAACATTCGCTTGAACCTTGTGGAGGTAGTGACATTATGTCGCAGGTGTACGAAAGTAATTTTTTGTTTTGGATTCAGGTGTGGTTAACGGGGGTCGTAGCATGATTCGCCCGTAATGTCAAGGGGCCCCAACGAAAATGTTACTAATGTTACAAAAACGTACAAAACTGTAACAAAACGTGAGTTGACACAAGAAAAAACTTGACACAGGATAGGCGATTCGCCCACATCCCGCAAGTGATTCGGACGGTAACATGCTACCCCAACAAGTGTCAAAATAATGACACAACATGAGTCAAACTATTGACGCAACGACAAAAACCCCGCCTAAGCGGAGTCAATGTTGGAGCGTGGGAGTCGCTCTGGAATCTAGTCTGTATCTAATACTTCATAGGCGTGGACATCCAAGCGCCAAAATACAGGCATGAAGTCCAAGTGGGGTTTGTCGATTGTCAATTCAGCGGCGTGAATCTGGCAAGCGTTTGGGCAATCGTAAACATAGAAGCAATGGAACTTGTCCGAGTCTTTACGGAAAACTAGATTGCGATACT